TATATTGCAAATGTTCTAATTGTTAGTGATTCTAAACATCCTGAAAATGAAGGTCAAGTAAAACTATTTAAATTCGGTAAGAAAATCTTTGATAAGATTACTGAAGCGATGAAACCTGAATTTGAAGATGAGAAACCTATCAACCCATTTGATTTCTGGGAAGGTGCAAACTTTAAACTAAAAATTAGAAAAGTTGATGGTTACTGGAATTACGATAAATCAGAGTTTGATAGCTCATCTACTGTAAAAGACAATGATGAAGCTATAGAAGAATTGTGGAATAAACAATATCCACTAAAACCATTTCTGGCGGCTGAAAACTTTAAGTCATATGATGAACTAAAGGCGAAACTTGATAAAGTTTTAAGTGGCGTTAGAAATACTGGTACTGCTGAAGATGTTATGGACCCACCTACAACACCAACAGTTAGTTCGCCAGTTGTAAATGAAACAGCAGATACTTCTACTTCGGTTGCTAGTGTTGATGAAGAGGATGATGGTGATGAAACACTTGATTACTTTTCAAAATTAGCTGAAGAGGATTAATCTCTCCACCTGTTTCTTTAAGTTGGGGTTGGGATATTATATTCTGACCCCTTTTTAATATTTAATAAAAGGGAAAAAAATGAAAATATTATGTATTTTATATGACGACCCTAAAGATGGAATGCCAGAAAGTTATCCATTAAGTGATTTACCTAAAATAGACAAATATCCTGATGGCATGTCATTACCAAGTCCAGTAGGAAGAGATTTTACACCTGGAGAATTACTAGGTTGTGTTTCTGGTGAATTGGGTCTTAGAAAGTTTTTAGAAGATGCAGGTCATACATTAGTCGTTACATCAGACAAAGATGGTGAAGGTTGTACGGCAGATAAAGAGTTAGTTGATGCAGATATTGTTATCTCGCAACCATTTTGGCCTTACTATGTAACAAGAGAGAAAATGGAAACTGCACCAAATTTAAAGATGGCAATTACGGCAGGTATTGGTTCAGACCATGTTGACTTGCAAGCTGCTATGGACCATAACATTGATGTTGTTGAAGTAACATATTGTAATTCAAGGTCAGTTGCAGAACATATTGTAATGATGATTCTATCCATGGTTCGTGATTACCATACTCAACATAAGATTGTTAATGAAGGTGGTTGGAATATCGCTGATGCAGTTAAAAGGTCTTATGATGTAGAAGGTATGCATGTAGGCACAATCGCAGCTGGTCGTATCGGTTACGATATGTTAAGAAAGATGCATCCGTTTGATGTTCACCTTCACTATTTTGATAAACATAGATTAAGCACAGAAAAAGAACAAGAGTTAAATCTTACATATCACGATTCAGTAGAGTCGATGGTTGCAGCTTGTGATGTTATTAACATAAGTTGTCCATTACACCCCGAAACAGAACATTTGTTTAATGATGAGATGATTGCTAAATGTAAGAAAGGTGCTTATATAATTAATACTGCACGAGGTAAGATTTGTGATAAAGATGCAATAGCCAGAGGAATAGAATCTGGTCAATTAAGTGGTTATGCTGGCGATGTTTGGTTCCCTCAACCTGCACCTAATGACCATGTTTGGCGAAGTATGCCACATCACGGAATGACACCTCATACATCTGGAACATCTCTATCTGCTCAGACAAGATATGCAGACGGCGTAAGAGAAATTCTTGAATGTACGTTTGAAAATAGACCTATTAGGGATGAATATCTAATTGTAAAAGACGGAGACCTAGCAGGTGTAGGCGCTCATTCTTATACTAAAGGAACTTCAACAGGTGGGTCAGAAGAAGCTGCAGAGTACAAAAAGTAATTATATTATTATATTAGAGAAATAGGGGTGTTTCAGCATCCCTTTTTTTTAGCGTATTTAGCGTATAAATAAAGGTATGAATTTATTTTTTGAAATATTAGTTGCATTTGGTCTACCTGTAGCATCTGCTACAGTTATGGGTATTTTTATATACATGATTTTGAAGTATATTCTAGAATCTGTTGTAGGTCAAGTAAGCAGTATTCATGGTATTATCATGGCACTAGATAACAGAATTAAGACTATGAATAATGACATGATAAAATTAGACTTACTTATATCTCACGCCTTAAAATTAAGACCAGACGAAGATAGAATCTCTAGAGCGGACGGAAAAAAGGACGCCAGGAGAGATTAAATGTCAATAATAGAAATTTTAAACCAATATGGTTTTGCCACTTTGGCAGCAATTGCTATGGGTTGGTTCATATATTTCATATACAAATTTACAACAGAAAATCTTAAAAGAAAATTAAGCGAAGCAAATACAGCATTAATTGCTCTACTTGATAGAATAAGAATGCTTGATAATGACCTCATCAGGTTGAGGTCAAAATTGAACACAGTATTGGAGATACAAGAAAATGAACGAAGAAACGCCAAGAATAGTAAATCAAAGAGAACAAAGAGAATATCTAAAACATCTAAAAAATAGTGCTGTCGCAGTAGGCACACTTTTCATAATTACCATTGCAATAATCGGGGTAATAAACCACTTGATATTATAAATATAAGCATGAAAACACTACAAATGTGGAAAAATGTAGTGTTAGTATCATTTCTTTATGTGTTATTGGTGGGTCCTAACACTCTTACAGCAAGCGAACTAGTACATGAGTTTAGCAATCCATCCTTTAGCGGGAATGGATATTCTAGTCATGTATTATCTATCGAACAATTACAATACAACAGAGAAAAGAATGTAAAAGATGACGCAAAGTCAGCGGCAGCGGCTGCGACCAGAGCGGAAAATAATACTACAATTAACAAGTTTATAAAAAATGTTGAGAGTAGAATTTATGCTAACTTATCAAAACAATTAGTTGACAATATGTTTGGCACTTCATGTACAGGTACTTGTCCAACAAGTGGTACTGCTGAAGTCGAAGGTTCTACAATCTATTGGGTAAAAGATGCCTCAACAGAGATTATTACATTAACAATTACAGACCCTACTGGTAATGTGACCACTATGTCAGTACCATTAGGCGACTTTCAGTTTTAGGATTTAAAATGGGAATATATGAAATTATAAAAGTTATGGGAATGTTATGTTTTTTGACAGGTTGTGCCGCAACTGGTCAAATGGCTCAAAAAGGTGATGCACCTTATATAGAAGGAACAACTACAATTGAGAAATTAAAAGAGATACCTGATTTAGATAATCAACCTCAAATAACAATTGCAGTTTATAATTTTACAGACCAAACAGGACAAAGAAAACCTAATCCTAACTTTTCACAGTTGTCAACAGCTGTAACTCAAGGTCCTGATGTATGGGTTATTTCTGCTTTAAAAGCAGTAGGTGATGGTGATTGGTTTAAAGTTGTTGAAAGAAAAGGTTTAGGTAATCTAATTAAAGAAAGACAATTAATTAGGTCAACAAGAGAATTGTACGATGGTGAAGCACAAGCAGAAAATCAATTAAAACCACTAGTCTTTGCAGGATTAATTATAGAGGGTGGTATTGTAGGATATGATAGTAATATTGCAAGTGGTGGTATAGGTGCAAGATATTTTGGTATTGGTCTTAAAGAACAATATCGAACAGACCAAGTAACAGTTTCTTTACGAGTTGTTGCTGTACAGACAGGTGAGATATTATTATCTGTTTCAGCTTCAAAAACAATTGCAAGTTATAGCTTCGGTGGTGATGTGTTTAGATTCTTAGATATGGGAACAAAGGCACTAGAGTTTGAATCAGGAAATGCTACAAATGAACCAGTCAATTATGCTATAAGAACAACGATAGAACACGCTGTATTGCAAATGGTGTATGAAGGTGTGAATAAAGGTTTATGGAAGATGAAAGGTGTTTCAAAAATAGGAAATACTTGAAATTAATAAAAAAAGGAAAAAAAGCAATATGAAAAGTATAACTAAATTAGTTATGTTTTTGTTGATGATTTCAACGCCATGGGTTATGGCAAATGATATCTATGTAACACAATCTGGTGCTACATTAACTTTAGATGTATTACAAGATGGTCAAAATAACACAATAGGTAATAGTACCACAGCTTCAACTGTAACAGGTGCTACATCTAACTTTAACATTGACCAGATTGGTGATTCCAATGTTATAACTTTTGATATTAATGGTGCTAACTATACAGGTACTTTAAGTACAACTGGTAATAGTAACAACATTGATTTCAATTGTGATAGTGCAGGAACAGTTAGTTCATGTGCTACGGTTACTGCTTCAATCATTTGGGTAGGTTCTTCAAACGACCTAGATATTGATGTCGGTGAAACAGCAGATGCTACTGGTGCTACAATTGGTATAACTGGTGCTTCAGGCTCAGATAGTAATGTAATAGCAGCAACAATAGATGGTACAAGTGTTATCTTAACTTTAAATGTTAATGGCGACACAAACAATTATTTAATTGACATTGACGGTAATGGTGATAGTATAGGTCATACCCTAGTACATACTCATACAGGTTCAATCGCTGATGTCGATATTACGCAATCAGGTGTCTATGACAACATGATTACTTTAACAACAAGTGGTGATAACCACAATATTGATATAATACAGAGGGACTAAAATGGATTTGATTTTATTTTTATTATATACAGGGATAATTATATATGCGGCTTACAGATGTTATAATTGGGTGCATAGTCTTAACCCTTACGATTTTACCAGTAAAAAGTAGTCTTGCCACTATTGGCGAGGTCACTCAATTAGAGGGTAAAGGAGTAATTGATAGACAAGACGGTGAAGATGATATTATTATTGAGAAACAATTAGATATATTTTCATACGATACTGTAAAAACAGGTAATGGTAAAGTTGGTATAGAGTTTATAGACGCTACTAGAGTTGATGTTACTCAACATAGTAAACTTCTTATAGATGAGTTTGTCTATGACCCTAATACCAAAACAGGTAAACTTTCATTAAAAGCAAAACTAGGTACAGTAAGATATGCCTCAGGTCAAATTGCAAAAAACTCAGCAACAGATGTTAAGATAACAACACCAACAGCAACGATTGGTGTTCGTGGTACAGATTTCACAATGACTATTGATGAGGTAGGTTCATCTACAATTATTTTATTACCAAGTTGTGATACAAATGGTAATTGTTTTGTAGGTGAAATTAGTGTAGAGTCAGACGCAGGTCAAGTAATACTGAATCAAGCATTTCAAGCTACGGTTGTTGATACAGTTGCAAGTAGACCATTGACACCTGTATTATTAGATTTAGATGAAGAAATGATTGGTAATTTATTGATTATTTCTAAACCTGCTGAAATAGAACAGATGCAAAACGAAGAAGGATTAAATGAAGTTGCAGATGCTTTAGATATTGACTTTTTACAATTTGATGATTTAGAAATAGATTATCTAGAGGAAGATGAAAGTCAATTTAAAACAGGTCTTGAAATAGATTTTTTAGAACAAAACTTTTTAGCAGATATTCTAGCACAAATCAATGAAGAATTAGCAAAGGCAATGAGGTCAGAATTTGATAAACAAAAATCAGTAGATGGTATTATTTTAGGTAAGAATCCTGAAACAGGTGTCATAATATTAGATGAGGATCCTCAATGGGTTTGGGCAAGAGAAGACGCAAGTGGTTCATATATAGAATTAAGATTAGATAAAGAATATGGATACGTACTAAATATAGTACAAGGTGAGTTCGTACAATATGATTTTCAATTAGGAGGTCAAGACAATGCTATTACGATACAACAAATTAATTAGTTTTTTATTAGTACTATTTTTTTGCACACCATCATTTGCAAACTTCAATTCAGACTTTTGGCCATACATACAAGAAAGAATGTTTGGTGTTAGAACAGCAGTAGATTTACCAATTGACAATAATGAATTAACAATATCAGGTCCTAAAAGAGCGGCCAGTGGTGCTCAAGTACCTGTATCTATTACTGTTAATACAAAACGGTTTGTTAAAATTTACTTAATCATTGATGCTAATCCTACACAACATGCGGCTACATTTAAATTAACCAACAATACTCAGAATACAGAGATAACTACTCGTATTAGGATGGAAACAGATAGTTTTGTTCGTGTTGTTGGAGAAACAGCCAATGGGGATTTATTTACACATAAGACAGGTATTAGAGCCAGTGGCGGTTGTTCGGGTTATATGGACGTACATGACCCAGAATTAACAAAAAACCTAGGTAAGATTTTATTTAAAGAAAAAGAAGGATATAAGACCACTAGAATTAAGCATCCTATGTTTACTGGTTTACAAAAAGATTTAGAGTCAGGTGGTTATATACCATTATGGACTGTTAAAACTATTACTTGGGTTGACAAAAACGATTATATCGTTATGCAAGCAGATACCTACATTTCAATTTCACAAGACCCATATGTAAAATTTAAATACAACGGCGATGTTCGTGTAATAGCTGAAGATACAAAAGGAAATGTATTTAAAAGATGAACTATAAAAAAATATTCATAATTATAATATTATTTCATCTAATAGTTATTGCCACACCAGCATTTGCAAGTAAGACAGCATTGATATATCACTCTAACTATTCAGACGCACATACAAATGTTAAAACACAATTAGAGGCAGATGGTTATACAGTTACCTTATCTACAACAGGCACAGTAGATGAAAACTTAATTAGTAGTTATGACGTAGTTTGGGATATGAAATATAATAATAGTATAGGCAGTAATGGTAAAACTAGATATCAAAACTTTGTAAATGCAGGTGGTGTCTTAGTGTTAGTTGGTGAAAATAATCAAAACTTTAGTAATAACAACCAAACCATTGAAGCATTCATAGAAAACAAATTAGGTGGCACAGTAGGACTTTCTGGTAATACAGATGGTTGTGCCTATAACTGTACAAACAACAACAATTCAAATACAATCACATCTACAAATACTGATGTAACAGATAGTAATTACGGCAATGATGTTGCAGTATATCCTTATGGTACACATTTTACAGGTGATGGTACATGGGTTGCAAAAAATGGTAATAATCAAATTGTATGGATGAGATGGTCGGGCAATCAATTACCGAGTGGTTATACAGGTGCAGCTTATATAACTTTTGACATAAATCAATTTGAAAGTTCTTTTGATAAAGCAAAGATGGCTAACTTAATTTCAGATACATATGAAAACTTTTTGACAGTAACTAATATTACACCAACAAGTACTCAAACAACAACTGTAAATAATGCTAAGGCAATAACAGGTAATGGTATCAAACTAAATGTTGATGGTGATAGTAATACAATTAATATTGAACAGTCAGGTGAAAACAATTTTCTTTTAGGCACAGACTGGTCTAGTGATGCTACAATTACAGGAAATAATAATACACTTAATGTTGACCAAGGAAATGTAACAACAAGTGGTAATAGTGGCAATAATGGTATCGCATTAGACATAACAGGTAATACAAATACAGTTAGTATATCACAAGGCGATTATGCAACTGATACAGGTGACCATAGAATATGGTTAGATATTGATGGTTCTACAAACACAACAAACTTATCACAAAGAAATGATGGTACAGCAACATCTGAACATTTTATGAGTCTAGATTTAGATAGTAGTCAAAATATCATAAACTTACAACAACTGAATGATGGTGATAAGATATTGTTTTTAGACATAAATAATAACAATAATACAGTAGATATAAACCAATCAGGAACAGGCGAACACTATCTAGATTTAAGTTTAGATACTGGTAGTTATGCTCATGATGTTGATATATCACAAACAGGTTCAGGTGACCATGCGGCTCGTATAGAGTTAGATGGTTATTCTACTGACTTTGATTTATTACAACAAGGTTCTACTGACCAAGATTATAATGTGGACATGACTTGTGGGGTGATAGCAGGTTGTACTCTATCAACAACGCAAGGTAATTAATGAGAAAAATATTAGTAATATTATTATGGCCATTCAAGATGTTGTCAAACTTATTATCTGCTAATTGGTGGGCAAATATAGTATGGCAGAAAACTGATATGGAAAAGAAAGTACAAGGTAGTAGATTTAACAGATGGCAGAATAGTCTACCTCAACCATACAGATTTATATTTAAAACAACTTTCTTCATAGTATTCATGTATCTAATTGAAATGTATTTTAATCTATTAGGTTATTCAATACTGCCTTGGAGATGGTTTTGATTAAAAAAATATTGACACATTGGACCACTGCCTTTATAACTTTGTTTGTATTGACATATGTTGGTTTACAAGACCCTTCAGGTAAAGAAATTTTAAGACTTAAATCATTTGACTATCTTTTAGCAAATGAAGAAGTAACACCATCACAAGATGTAACAATCATAACAATAGACGAAGAAGCAATCGAGAAACACGGTCAATGGCCATGGCCTAGAGATACACTAGCAAACTTAATTGTAAAGTTACGACAAGCAGAAACAGGTATTATTGTTATGCCTATATTGTTTAGTGAACCTGATAGATTTGGTCATGATGAAACTTTTTGTGAAGCATTAGGTTATGGTACAGTTATTGCTCAAGTTGGTACAACACAAAAGAGAACATCTAATCCTGTGCCAAGAGGTGTTGCAAAGATAGGCAACCCACTAGACTTTTTGTATGAATGGTCTGGTATGGTAGGTCCTACACCTAAACTTGCAAACTGTACACAAGGTGTAGGTGTTATCAACACAGCACCTGAAGTTGACGGTGTTGTAAGACGAGTGCCTTTATTGATGAAGATAGGTGATGAAGTTTATCCTAATATGGCAATCGAAACAATACGAGTTGCAGTAGGTGACCCTAGTTATCAAGTGAAAGCAGATGATTTTGGTGTAACTGCTATGAGAGTACCTGCNTATGCAACAATCAATACAGACGCAAACGCAAGAATATGGTTGAGATGGAATAAAGAGTTTAACACAATATCAGCAGCAAGTCAAGACTTTTCTTCGGCTGCAGGAACTACTGTAATTATTGCCTTGACAGCAGAGGGATTNTCGAGTGTAGTAGCAACACCTACTGGTGAGAAGTACGACTATGTAGTAAGTGCTAATTCACTTCAGACAATANTAGATGGTGAGAGTATNAAAAGATTCGATAGTTTACTTGAATTAATGCTTGCATTTTTTGTAGGATGTGTTATAATAGTTATTTGNAGATATACACCTTATTGGTCTATCGCATTACTACTCGGTATAGGTACGATAGGCGGTCTTAATTATACATCAATAGCATTTGATGGTCTAGTCTTATTTGATATCACATGGATATTATTAACAGCATTTGTAGTAGGATTTCATTCTACATTTCTAAGATTTATATTAGAGTTTAGACTTAAACAACAAATCAGAAAACAATTTGAGAAATATCTAGACCCTAGACAAGTGGCGATACTTGTAAAAGACCCTAGTAAACTAAAACTAGGTGGCGAAAGAAAAGAAATGAGTTTCTTGTTTATGGACATTGTAGGGTTTACACCTATCTCAGAATACTATAAGAACAAAGATGACCCGGAGGGTTTAGTTGAAGTTATCAATGACTATCTAAACCGCATGAGTAAAATAGTATTAGATAATGGTGGTACAATTGATAAGTATATGGGCGACTGTATCATGGCATTTTGGAATGCACCACTTGATTGTCCTAATCATGCAGAAATGGCAGTCAAAACTGCTATCGAGTGTGCTGAAGAAACAGACAAGATAAAAGCAGAGTTTAAAGAAAGAGGACTACCTGATATTAATATAGGTTCTGGTGTTAATACTGGCACTTGTATCGTAGGTAATATGGGTAGTGAAATGCGACTAGACTATTCTGTTATAGGAGACGCAGTTAATTTAGCTGCAAGACTAGAAGCAACAACAAGAAACTATAAAGACGAGAATGGTAAAGTAACACCTTTACTGTATTCATCATTTACACACGAAAAACTAGAAAATATACAATCAGTAGAAGTAGATAAAATCAAAGTTAAAGGTAAGGAAGAGTTAATTACCATCTATAAACCTATATAAATAGTAGTATGGCAACTGTATTTGATAAAATATTAGACACTACAACTGGACCCAAATCATACGATTGGTACAAGAAAAAGGTATCAGCGATGACAAGACANCCTGGTGCTCGAAGTTTAATCAATCAAGGGAAAGCAACTGTAGCACCCAAATATGGTATAATGAACCTTTTTGGTTATGACCCTAAATTCAAAGAGACATTACCATACTATGATAGGTTTCCCTTGATATTTCCTATAGATTTTGCTAAAGGTGGTTTCTATGGTATTAATTTTCACTATTTACCACCAGGTGCAAGAGTAAACTTTTTAAGACAGCTGTCAAGATTTGCAAGTGATAAGAATTTTGATAGAAAAACAAGATACAATATTGGTGAATTATCAGGAAGATATTATAAGAAAACAATTAAACATTATTTGTATAGTCAAGTGAGAACATCATTTTTAAACATAACAGCTGAGGAAATGGCAATTGCAATATTTTTACCAGTCGCAAGATTTAAGAAAGGAAAACCTTACTAATGGCTATTTTTAGAGCAGGCAAACGAGTAGGTCCTTTTGATATAAGAATGGGATTTCCTAGAGATAGAAGTCTTGATAATGTTGATAGAGACCCTAGGTTAAAACAAAGAGCAAACACAGAAAACACAATTGGTCGTTTTCGTGCTGCTATGGGAAAAGCAGAAGGTTATGCTAGACCAGCAAGATTTGCTGTAAAGTTATTTTTACCAGCAAATTTAAGACAATTAGTAGATAATGCTCAAAATACTAAATCTTTTGAAGGCACAAATGGACACATACCTCCACACTTAATATCATCAGCAGCAAATCCTAAAGGTGATACTATGGTAGATTTAGCTTCACAAATGGGAACACAAATGAATATTCATTGTGATAGCGTGTCTATGCCAGGTAAAGATTTAGTTACACAAAAGAAACAATTTGGTAACGAACCAGAAGTTGATATGGTTACAGGTCACTCATATGCAGGTACGATAAATGCTTCTTTTTATGCTGATAAGTATTTAAGAGAAAGACAATTCATAGAATTATGGATGAAAATGACGCACAATAACTTGACAAACGAAGCAAAATACTATGATGATTATACAGGCAAAATGCAAATATATCAATTAGGTTCATTAGATGGAGAGGGTGATAGAGATGTACCAACTTATGGTGTTGAAGCAATAGAAGTTTTTCCACAGACATTAAGTGCTGTAGAATATAACTATGGTTCTTCAAACCAGTTAGTAAAAATAAATGTAGGATTTGCATACAAACAATGGTATAATCTTACAACTGACAAGATTGCAGGAATGACTTTTGGTAATAGTCAACAGACTATACATGATGTCAAAGGTGCAGATAAAGGATTATTCGGTAAATTGCCTATCGAATTACAAAGAGCAGGAAGAGAAGTATTTAATTCTGCTAAACGACAGACTCCGATAGGAAAACTGTTTAAAGGGAAAATATTCCCACCATTTACATAATATTACATTATAAAGGAGATTAAATAATGGCACTACCTAAACTGAACACCCCAGCTTACGAGTTGGAAGTACCAAGTACTGACAAAAAAATAAAATATCGTCCGTTCTTGGTTAAAGAAGAAAAGATATTGATGATTGCAATGGAAAGCAAAGACAATGCACAAATTGTTAATGCAGTAAAAGACATTGTTACATCATGTACTTTTAATGAATTAGACGTGGCAAATTTACCTATGTTTGATGTTGAATATATATTCTTACAAATAAGGGCTAAATCTGTTGGTGAGATTTCTAAATTAAAACTATTATGTCCTGATGACCAAAAAACTTATGCTGATGTTGAAGTTGATTTAACAAAAGTTGAAGTGCAGGTAGGAGATAATCACACTAATAAAATTGAATTAACAGATGATATGGGAATGATTATGACATACCCTACTATTGATTCATTTGTTGATACAGGTATACAATCGGTTACCGCTGAAAACATGATAGAGGTTATCAGTAGTTGTATATTACAGATATATGAAGAAAATGGAGAAAAGGTTTATAACGCAAAGGACCAAACTAAAAAAGAATTGACAGAGTTTGTTGAACAGATGAATACAAGTCAATTTAAAAAAATGCAATTGTTTTTTGATACTATGCCTAAACTAACACACACAGTTAAGATAAAGAATCCTAAAACAAAAAAGAGTAGCGATGTAACATTGAATGGACTAAACGATTTTTTCGGGTAGCCCTTTCACACAATAGTTTAGAGAATTATTACAACACTAATTTTTCTCTTATGCAACATCATAAATACTCTTTGACAGAGATTGAAAATATGATGCCGTGGGAAAGGGACATATATGTTGATATGTTGATTACATACATTAAAGAAGAAAACGAAAAACAAAAACAAAGAGAAGCGGAGAGAAAATAGATGGCTGAAGAAATAAAAGACGTAAAGGTTGCAGAACCTAAACAGAAAATTAGTGTAGACCTAGAGGTAGATACTTCTATTAAAGATTTAGGTGTAAACCCATATGCAAAACTAATTCATATGGCAAGAGCAGTTGACGCTTGGCGAATATTTCCAAGGTTGTTCTTAACAGTCTATATCTTTCTATTATATAAAGTAACAATATGGTTTATGAATTTACCAACACCGACTCTCGA